AGAATTTCTCTTAAAGCTTCCCAGTTTCTTTCAAAAGATGTAACAAAATCAATTTCCCTTGCCTTTACATCAATGTCTCCTGTTGTAATCAGTCCTTCGTTTGCTGCAAAGAACTGCAAATTTGTGTTCATCGTTAATCTGTTTTTGTTCATATAAAACTCCTTTACTGTTGGAATAAAGAAATGTTTTCGGCAATTGCTTTCTGACGTTCTGATCTATCTTTGATAGATAAAATGCTCTCTCTTGTTGTGTGCTTATCACCACTGGAATCATGTTCATTCGGCTTTGTAAAACGCGCCGGCGGAGTCTGCTTATTTACAAATGCATTTGCATCTGTCTTTTTAGCTTCCTCAATAAGATCACTGAACCCTATCAGCTTTCCATTTCTCACGCTTACGCCTTTGGAAATGTCTTCCATAATGGCTTTCTTTGCAGATTCAGAAGTAAACTCGATTTCCGCAAATGCTTCTTTCAAAAGTTCATTCTTCTCATGCTCTGCGATTTTGGCTTCGTAATCTTTTTTGGAATCCTCTGCCTGTCTCTTCCAGTCATCACGCTCTTTTAAAATGTCTTCCGGGCTTTTTCCATCCAACCCTTCGAGCATTTTCTCTGCTGATTCTGCCCGGGTTTTCCACTGTTCGGATTCTGATGAAGCTTTTTTAACTTTGTCTTCCATTTCTTCTTTGGAATACAGCTCTTCACCCATACTCTTTTTAAGAGACTCTTTCTGTTCGTCTGAAACTTCAATTCCGAGTTTCTTTAATTCGTTTGCTACGTTTACCATGTTTCTACCTCTTTCTTTCCAAGTTGTTACTCCGGTCAGTCCGGCACGATTGAGTTGCTATTTACTCCATAGCTGGCAATTGGGAATGAAGGAATCGAACCCTCGACAACCCGGATATAAGCCGTGTCTTCTTCCACTGAATTAATTCCCAAAAATAAAAAAGCACGCCCAAAATAGGACGTGCCATGCATCATCCTATAACTATTCTAGGTTAACAAACAGAATCCATTTTTCTGTCCGGTACTTTTAATATTCTTTTCAATATATATTTTAACCTATTTTAAACAACTTTTTGTACCATTTTAAAAAGGGCAGATTGCTCCGCCCCTTTTTGCTATTTCCCACCGAAATACCTTCTAAGTACTTCTTTTTCTTCTTCCACAATGCAATCCTTTCTTAATCTGTTGCACTGGTCGTATATATACTTTCCGTACTCTTCTAATTTGGCTATCATTGCATTTTTATTTTCCAATGTAGGATTTTTAATGTATTCTTTTTTAAGCCCTATATAGTCCTCATACTGCTTTATAACATCCATTTTCAATTACCCCATTCAAAATATCATCTGCTATGCCAACGACTTCTTTTCCATAAAGAGACAGAAAATCAGCTACGATTTCTTCTACATCTATTGGAATTTGGCAGTCATATGAAAATGAAGCGCAGTGTACCAACTCATGAGATAGAACTCGCTCTAAAAGACTTCCGCTTAATGCATTTGACAAATAAACCGTTCGTTTGCTCCAATCTGTAACACCAAGTGTAATTGTTCCATCTGAACGCATCAAGCATTCACTATTAGGATTTACATATAAAATATTCCATTCAACATCATTGATTTTAAACACTGCGCTCACCTCTTAGATTTTCTGTAACATCATCTGTAATTCATTTCTCCACATCTGCTTTTCTTCCGGGGCTGCATCTGATGTCATTTCAGTAATATCCATCTGCATATCTCGCAAGTAATCTTTTCTTGCTTTTGCACGCTCTTTTTTATCTTCTTCTGAATTGCCATGATGGTTTTCTCTGGTTTCCATATAAGTACGTCTGGAAATACCGGCTTTTCCCTCTCTGGAATCCCTCTGATATGATCTATCTCCCATCATTCCTGTATCTGTATACATCCTTTTCAGGTCTTTCTTATCCATGTCTCTCATGTGCTCTGTATCTTCGTAATCATCCGGGTACATGTGATAATATGGTGGCTCATCATATCCTCTTCGTTTTCCTTTGCCCTTAGGTGCGAATCTTCCATTAGCATAACGATACTGATCATAATATCTTCGGTCATCCTCATACTCTAAAAGCTTTTCCATGATATCTGCTTCGTCCGCTTCGTTCATTGCCTTAGTAATTGTGGCATAATACTCTGCTTCTGACAGATCCTTTATCATGTCGATCACTTCTCCCATTTCTTCTGTATTGACATTCTCAATCCCTTTTTCAATCTCACATAAGGATTTTTCAGCAAGGCATTCAAGCATTTTATGAATTCTTTCAATATGCATATACTAAGCCTCCCTTACTACAATTAAATTACTGTTCTGAACCTCGATAGTCTGTCCAGATGTATTCTGAACCGCTATTGTGCTGCAGCATCCACAAGGAACATCTACATAAACCTGTGCAGATACATTGAACATGTTTTCTACTGCCGCAGGTGTCACGATCATTCTTGTAGACTGTAATGGCTCTCCGTCAATTGCGATTGCAAGAGAAATAGCTTCCACCGTTCCACCGGTTGGGATCTGGATATTTCCACTATAAGATACAAGAAATCTTGCTTTGCACTGGTTTGTGATTCCTCTTAATTTAACTACTCCGCTTCCCTGTCTGTGAACGATACATTTTGTTCCGCAAACCGGTGTCTCAGTAAATGCGACATCTTCTCCCTGCAGGACAGTCTGTAAAGCATTGGCTGTAAATTCTGACATAATATTTTCCTCTCTTTCAAAAATATAAGGGCAAACATTAAAGTCTGCCCTTTGTGTTTAAGTAATACTGCTATGCAGACATAATCTTGTCGATTAAGATACTTTAATTATTCAATTGTCTAACATCCGCATCCATTGTTACAACCGCATCCATACGGAATGTATGTGTTCGGGTTTGGCACCTGGTATGCTGGGATTGGTGATGGATTAACAGCGCTGATAATATGATTTGTCTGTGCTGTCATAGCGGTAGTCAGAAGTGCGTTCTGTCTATCCTGTGATGCTGCAAGTCTCAAATCATTATTTTCTGCCTGCAACGTTGCAATCTTATCCTGACATAAGTAGTCAAGTATCGCTCTTGTTCCGGCATTCTGGCTGTCGATAATATCTCTCGTGTTGTTGTTCATTGTGTTCTGTAATGCGCAAGTGTTCTGCGCCATGTTGAAGTTTACACCCTGGATAGCTTCACGAGTTTCGCAGCAACAATTTGCAAGCTGAGACTGAATAGCATTTGCATTCTGCATTCCTGCTACTGTGTCCGCATTAATTGCCTGCTGAATGCTGTTAAATCCTGTCAGCATTCCGTTGTTTACTGCATAAAAGCCATCACAAAGACCATTTGTAATGCCATCAAGCTTACTTATGACTGCTGAATTGTCAAATCCTCTCTGGATATCAGCCTGTGTAGCCGCAGTTGCGGTATAACCGCCACCACCATTACCACCGAATCCATAACCGCCCCATCCACCGAATAAGGCAAAAAGGATAATGAGAACCCACCAACCACCATCGCCCCATGCACCATCATTACGGTTTCCACCAGTAACGGCGGCAATGTCCGCTAAACTTGGAGATGAATTAAACATATGTGTTCCTCCTAATAAAATTTATTTATACATAATCTTGCAAGAATAGTATCAATGTTTAAACTGGCTCATGATTTCTTCCGGGTTTAGACCTTTTTCTTTGCACAAATTTCTGGCAAGCTGTTCCAGCCCTTTACTGTCTCCACGGTTCATCATGTCGAATGTATTTTTCATGATCGGATTATTTGAAAATTGAGAGTTGTTCATCATTTGACTTAATATCATCTTAGGGTTTCCACCGCACTGGATCATCTGCATTAAATTCATTCAGAATCGCTCTCTTTCTTTGCTCTGGTAGTCCTCTGGGACTGAGTTATTTTAGCTTCTATTTGGTCTAATCGCTCCATTATCGGGGCAAACAATGTTGCCGTGTCTTCTTTCGGTAATTCGTTCTGCTTTCCGTCTAACTGCGGTTTATATGTCACTGTCTGAATAAGCCCATTAGCACTCCACGATTTTATATAAACTTCTGATCCATCTGCTTTCGGGAAAATGGCAAATGGTGCATTCATGGGAACGTCATTCGCTGTGACTTCCTCAACAGAATTAACCATTCTTCCACAAAGTCCAGCTTGTTGCGGAATGATCTGTTGTGGGAATTGCTGTTGAATCTGCTGTGGCTGTTGATATTGAGGATAAGAATACTGGTTATATCTCTGATACTCGTACATAATAAACCTCTCTTTCTATCTTCATTTTATTATTAACAACACAATTGAACCACCCCAGCAAAACCTCATTAAAAGGACACAAAAAAGACACCCTTAACGGATGCCTTTAATGAGGAGAAAGTTATGTGAAATGTTGTCCAGTTACCTTAAGAATTTTATGTTGCATTTTGACGTTGATACGTCCTGCTGTCTTAGTTGAAACATGCATAATTTCTGCACATTCTTCCAAAGACTTTTCTTTCTTCCGTAAATCAAAGAGCGTTTCTTCTGTCGGTGTGAAATCACACAATTCTTTTATATGCTCTTTTTCTTCTTTGGTAAAGCACGTAACAATGTTTTTCATTTGCTTTACCTCATTTGGGGGAGTTTCCGGCTATGACGGTGAGTTTTTGTCTCGCTTGAGTTCCACTACATTAATTAAAGAAAGGTGGATAACCAAGTATGTATGGTTAACACATTATTATAATAACATATTATTCCACTTTCGTTGTACCATTTTTTTCGATTTTATTTTTATAAGCCGTTGCCCGTCCATTTGCAATCGCAGACTCTTTTTTACTAAATCCAGAAACCTTCGTTCTATCGCCTTGCAATTGAAGATCATTATTCTTACAGAATGATTGTAGCCTTTTATTCTGCATTCGCAGTTTATATGCCAGTTTATCATATTGAGGTTGCAAAATCTCTTTTACATCTGTTTCGGCAATCATATCAAGTTCCTGTTTCTTTGCCATAATTTCACGCTTTGTTTTACGAATTTCTCTTTCAAGGAATCTCTGCTTCTGCTGCAAATCATAAAGTTTTTGGCTTTCATCTGCATTTATATTCACATTTCCGTTTTCATCAAGGTACTTATTTACCATGCCTTTTCGCCACGGACCATGTGAATGTCTGCAATTATATCCGTGAAGTCCTAAGAGATTTACAACAGTTCCTTTTCCGGTTTCAGAGTCTATGGTATAACCTGTGCTTTCAAGAAGATTCGGAAATCCCGGTTCGCTCCCAATTATTTTATATGCTTTTCCTTGCCAGTGATCGTGAGATGAAATCCCTGTTGGATCCTTTTTATCATATCTGGCACCCGGATGCGCTGATACTAGAACATACTCTATTTTATTTTGCGCAATATAAACGTTCGTCACTTGTGCCGCGGTCTGATTCATAGATGTGACGATGCAACATCTCACTGCCGCTTCAAGAGAACGCTTCGTTCCAGTAGGGTATTCTACCATAACACCAGATTCCGCATATCTATCCAGAATTTCGCAGACTGCACTGCTGTAAGACTGCATTCCAGATGCAACTCTATAATCAACCTCATTTAGCATATTGAGTAAGTCTTTCTGTGTCTGGTTAATGGTTGTCTTTGTCAAATTATCAAGTTCACCATATGTCTTTATTAACTCTGCATTCATTGCCAGAATTGCCATATTATTTTTTAGCGGAGATATAATATCTGATGATGATATCTGCGTCAATACTTCCTTATCATCTGAGAATGATGTCATAACACTATCCCTTAATAATCTGCGAACCTCATTTCTTGACTTTCCAGACATTTCAGATATTCTTTTTACAATCTCTGTGTTATGCAGTCCCATCTGTTGGAGTTTCCACAATTCTCGGTCGGCAGTTCCTGACAATTCACCGGATTTTATCAATCGTGTTGCAATGTCTGATATAATCCAATTTTCAAGATCTTGATACATTTCAACCAGTTTATCAGTTTTTCCGTAAAAATAATCCGGTCTAAGCATTATCCTTTCCCAACCTCTCTTTTAACAAGATCAATCCACTGCTTACCGTGATTTTCTTTTGCAGTTTCAAACCATCTTTTTCCCGTTCCAGGTGTGTGATATTTTAATTCTGTTCCTGTCGGATACTTCTTTTCTCCACGGTTTGCCCATGATCTACCGTCCTCAGTTAAATAAAGTTCGCCTACATACTGATAATGCGCATAGGGTGTATCTACTGTAATTAATCCGGGTTCTTTTATCTGCGTCTTGTTTCTCAAATCGCCCTGCTGCATAGGTGTGTATTTTCTCATGTCATTTACAACCTGTTCGTCAAGAACATTCTGAGCATTTCTCAAATTTTCATCCATTCGCTTTGTATCAAGCTTAATATTAAAGCTTCCAATGACTTTATTATATTTTATATTAACGCATCCCTTTCTATTACTTATCTAAATAAAACTTAATTGTCTCTATCACAGTCTTTTCCTGCAACTTTACCTGAACCATCTCCGGCGGTTCAGGTTCCGGGATAATATATCCACCTTTTAAAATACCATTTTTAGAAAGCTTCGGTATTCCTTGAATTGTTTTACTCTTCTCCAAACAGACCACCACTGTTCCTTTCCGCATCTTCCTGCGCTCTCTCTGCAAACATGGCATCTACTTCATCATCATTGAATCCCTCGTATTCCTTAAGGTATTTACGCTTAGAATAAATACCTTGAATCATTAAATTATATGCTCTTGATCTGTCCTGTTCGAAGCTCGCAAGCAAATCTTTAAAATAAAATATATCTTCGTCCGGTACATCATCATCCAGTGCATCCACATAACCGGCAGGGATTCCGTAAAGGTCGCAGAATACGTTTATTGCATAAATGAGATTTTTCAACGCTGTTTTTATGCATTTCCGAATATCGTTAATCGTCTCTACCGTTTCATTGTCATCACTTTCAACCTGTGTTGCTGTCAATCTTCCAGATTTTCTATCGAGGATAAACTGCCCCTGTGAAAATCCGCATTTTGTCGAGATCATAGAAAGGACGCTGTTAATGTCCGTAATTCTGTCAGAAGTAAGCATTGTCGGGACGTGTTCATCAATCGTGCTTTTTGAATCCATCCCCAATTTCAATCCTTTAACGAACCGAGGAAGCTCTACTGTTGAGGCACGGATGCCGCCTTTTCCCTGTTTTGTCATGGCGTTCTCATCAATAAAAGTAATGTGCTGAGAATCCTCAACCTCATTCCCTTTTTTACTCCATGCTATATCGAGATCTCTAAGCTCCATAAGTGCATTTGAGAAAATCGATACACCTTCTGGAGATGAGTAATCGATTGTATTGTTGAATGGTGTTTTCAAATAGGCGAACAGCGGCTTTTCTACGTTCATAATATGAACTGCTTCCTCAATTGAAGACCACTCAGGAACGTCATGCAGTTCTATCTTCTTGCCAAGTGAGTTACTGCTGTTTGACTTGAACGCTCTGTTCTGGATCTCGTACACGTTCATCTCTTCGCCCTCTTTATTTTTTGAGGTCGTGAAATGATGGTATTCAAGTCGGTAATAGTACACCTTATCTTTTATAAGTCGATTAATAAAGATACATCCTCTAATATCTCCGTTGTTTGTTTTTTCTGTGATTGCAAAATCCCACGGCATAATATAATCGATCATGTTGTCTGGGTTCATTGAACCGTTTGGTTTTAAAATTATACCACCAACTCCGAGCATATCTTCGACTTTGTCTCTGATAGAAGTGTCAACCATTGCCCTGATGCACTTATTAATAAAATCAGCTCTCTCTGAACCTGTTACGCTCACTGATAAATCCATACATGCTTTCTTTGCTGTGTACTGGCAGAGGAATTTTGCAAAATTGATTGTACGGATGTCATTTTTTTTCGGATCAACCCAGAAAGGACTCCCCTTAATGATGTCGTTCCATCTCTGCTGTGAGTTTTCAATCTCCGGAGAAGTGATAAACTCGACATTAAATTCTTTCTCAGCATCTGTTCTAAAAAACTTCATGATCGTCTCCCTTATTTTTTCAAAAAAATTCATTTTTTAATCCTCATAATCGTCGCTGTCTTCTTCCTCATCATCATAAAGACCGTCATTTCTTCGGCTGGTCATTATAATTCTGTTCAATGCATAAATGTTTGCCATTATCGTGTCTTCTTCTAAAGTCGGGTATGCATCCGAGAATGAACCATCTGGAAGCTGCTCATGCTCTGCCTTTGTAAACTCTTTTTCTGTATTCGGGCAACGTTCTGGATCAATGACAATCTTATTGCATCGCTGAAGCCACTCCCAGCAGTAATCCCTTCCTTTTCCGCTTCCCCATCTTTTCTTTGCCCCGATCGCATTGAATCCCCAGTCCTGCATCTCTGCTATTCCGTCCGGTCTGGCAGAATCGCATATAATCTCGACATTCATAAATTTCTTTATCTTCCTGGCAAAGGTAGAGTTTTTACATTTTTTAGAATACACTTCGCCAAAAATATAAAGAGTGTCCGTCTCGTAATCGTAATAGTTCTGGCTGAACACCTGTGGGTGTGTGTATCCGAAGTCCAAACCGTGGTTTACTGTGTCAAATGTCATTAACTCCTCATCCGATATTTTTCGGATTTCTAAATTGTCGAAGATGCCGCCGCCTGTTCCAGTGACTTCTCCGAGATAATTATTTTTATAATATAATGGTTTATGAATCCTGAACCACTCCGCACGCTCGAAGAATCGCTTTCCAAGCCATTTCACAGGTACATTATAATAATAACTGTGGCAGATCCGTGTCTGTGGCTTATTTTTACACTCTTCGGTGTACTCGTTCATAAAGTTATTTTTTGACTTCGGAGGATTGAAAATTTTTATGTCAAGTGCTGGTGTATCTGCTCGCAAAAATGTATCCTCTATGTTATCCATCTGCTCCACACCTGCCATCTCGTCGCACTCTTCATGGATCAGCATCTTAACATATCCGAATGGCACGTTGAAAGATTTTAAGCTGATAGGCTTATCAGCTCCCACGAACATTACCATCTGCCCGGTCGGCTTATACACCGCACACATCGGAGACTGCTTAAAGTCCCAGTTATCCAGATCATTACACCGGATCACCACCTTCATAAACTGATTATAAACAGATCCTCTCAAGTCAATCTTATATCGTCTTGTGTATACGATATGCGCCTGAGGATCCTGTCTGATCGTCTCATATGCAAGATTCCCCCAAAAATTGGACTTAATAGAACCACGCCCACCCTTCGATATGATCTCGTGTATGTCTATCTCTCCGGCAAAAGCTTCATGCACTGTCCGGTATATCTCCACAAAGTCGGATGTAATGTCCGTGATCGGGATCGTCCAGAGTGCCGATTTCTCTCGCTTTTCCTTTTCCTCTCGCTCGATCTTCTGCTTTTCTGCTATGGTCAGTGCCTTTTCCAGTCCATCCATTGCCTTAAGCTGATCGGAAAAGTCTGGGGAGAATCCGAGACCGTCCACAACTTCGCCCTTTGCGATTTTACTTCTTCTCTCTTGGATTTCTGCAAGGCTCATGATATCCCAGTGCTGTTCTTTCTCGATTTGCTCCATTTTTTCCGCTATATATTCTGTAATGACAGTTTTTGTCAGCAGTTTTTGTGCGCTTCTATTTGCTCCATTCTTACTATAGCCAGCGCTTATGTATGCCTGTGTGGCATTCCCACCATTTTTTATCCACTCGTCTGCAAATGCCTTCCATTTCGGTGTGAGTTCTCCCTTCATCCGCTCACCGCCTTATAAATATCAATCAAACAGAATATTACTTCCGGGATAGATGCCGTTTTAAGAATCTCATAATCTTCTGTTTTCCATTCTTGTCTATTTTTATTAAAGGTGCACACTGGTGTGAGGATTCTGTAAATTGTGATCATGCGCTTCTGGTCGTCGCTATAAAATTGATTTTGGTTTATTTTTATGATCAGTCCGCACTGGACAATCGCAGTCTGAAGCTTTTTAACTTTTCCTTTTAAATTTGCCAAGTCGCACACCTCCCATCATTTTACTTATAATTTTATTATAAGATATTTTTTAACTGTTTTTGTTCCATTTTTAGGCATAAAAAAAGCGGCTATATTTCAAGCCGCCTTTTCCGTAAATTTTTTATAATGCAAAATCCATTCTGTAATTTCCTACGATGTAAAGTCCGTCCCACATCTCCGGGATATCCTCTTCATCATTCAATCCTGCCAGTGCATCATTTCTAAAATCTGCAAAACCGGCTTCGGTGTTCTCATAAACCATGATCCCGTCTTCGATATGTTTCTGGATATCGTTATCAGTCATGTTTGTTTCTTTTTTTAATAATGCAAATAATTTTTCGTTTGTCATTTTTTTTATCTCCTAATATCAATCCTTAAATCTCTTATCCTTATTTTCAGAAAATTCATTAATCATCCAAATATTACCGACTTTGTGAGCAGGTAGTGTTCCGCGGATTGCTCGCTGTCTGGCATTTGCTATGGAAACATTATGATTTCTCGCCCATTCTGCCAGAGGAATGTCTTTCCCCTGCTCCATCTCGATTGTGACCTCTGAATGCGCTTCCTGGTCTAATTCTCTCTCGTACTCAACCGCCATAATATCATAAGCCGCTTTTAACGTTTTCGAATATTCTGGAATCCATTCAAAATTCTTCCCATACTGTTCCAGTACTTTCAAAGTAGCTTTTAAATCATTAATTGAGATGCTATTTTCCTGCATCTTTTTTCTAAATGCTTTCTTTTCTTCTGGTGTCGCTTTCGCAAATTCTTCATACGTCATAATACTTTTTCCTCCTATTTTTTATGCAAATCTGTAACAGCAAGCTGATTTCGGCAGCCACATTATTTTTTTATATCCATCCCACTCTGTGGAGATTTCAATAGCTTTTTCAGTTTCTCTTTCAAGAATAATATCATCAGCTGCGATTCCTGCGTCCAGTGCTAAGAAAGAAACACCGTCCATTTTTTTAAGAACCCATTTGGCAACTTCCATGATCTGAATGTGTCTTTTTACCATTATTTTTTTCTTAGGAGCGTTTTCTTTTGCATTTTTCCAAGATAATTTCAAACATTCTGCAAATGTAAAACCTTCTGTTCCTTTCATTAATGCCCATGCATTTTTCATAATTTCTGATAAATTATATCTTTTCATGATCGCTACCTCCTAATGTGTTCTCTTGTTTCTTTCTGATTATATATTAATACTTTTTCGTATTGATGTCAAGTGTTTTTTTAATATTTTAATACTTTTTCGTATTATTAGTTATAAAAAAAGCAGACCTATTTGATCTGCTCTTTTCTCTATGCTGTAGTTCCCGGTTATTACTTGGTATGTTATAATATTTTTCCAATACATCCATTTTTGTGCGTGCTATATTTTATCCTATGCGTGAGAAAAACTTGTCTATGCGTGCGCTATGCGTGCAGTTCTATGCGTGAATCAAAGTATTATGCGTAGCTGTCCATTGCTTTCTTCTTCGTACAAGCTCCGGCTGTTGAGCATCCTCATTGCCATTTTCTTTTTTCTGTAAAAATGCGTGCGAGAAATCGGCATAATCCCATATCGTGCTTCCATTTTGTCATATGAGATATTATTTAAAATTGATTCTGCTATTTTATCGCCCAGGTAATCGTCTATGCGTGTGCATATCTCTATCGTTTCCTCTCTACTCATTTTAAAGACCTCCCTATGCGTGACACATAAGTTTCTTACAACATTATACCATATATCAGTTCATAAAAACACAACATATTATCGTATTCATGCAACATTATTATATTTTTATTCATTTAATCATTGTTCTTTGATATGTATTTTTTTACCGGCATATTTCAGCCGGCAAAAATCTCAATATTCAGTTTAATCAATTCTCTCAAAATACTCTTCCAATGTTTTATAGGTAATATCAATATAACCGAAGTCATCATCACCGTTTTCCAAGTAAAGGCGTATATCAGATTCGCCAACATATCCATCTGTATACTCATACACGCTACCCTCATGAATTGTCGCATATTCATCTGTAGGGCATTCATTTTCATCGTATTTTGGTAAATAAAACTCTTTAATACATTTATATTTTTGCATACGGCACCTCCACAAAATTCTAATTTTCAACTATTTCCATTTTTACTTCATGGATTGTTTTTGCCAGTACCTCATACTCACATCTGTTTATATATTCCTGATTGAGCGGCATTGTCATACAAAATGGTTCGCATTCTGATATTGCATCTGTTTTTAATACGTGTGTATTCCATCCAATGACACGATCAATAACTTCCAGCGTTTCTACATTGATTACATTAAATTCTCCATATTCAGCAACGCAAATATCAGCTGGATTTCCATGTGCTCTTAATAGATCTCCCTCGAATATATCGATTCCGTTCTTGTCCTTTAATCCTGCACATTGTTCAATAATGAATCTCTCCTTATACCTATCCGGATCCTGTATTATATCCAAATAGATTTCACTTTTAACCGGTCTGCTTTTTGGCAGAATTCCTATAAACACCATGCCAGCCGATAGATATTCTTTTCTATCTTTATCCCATACTCTATATTTTGCTTCCATCATTTACCTCCGTTAAAGTTCAGTTTAATTGTCTAAAATATAGTCCAGCTCTTTTTCTACGTTTCCTTGCTCGAACTGAAACATGATTCTTTCCCATTCTCCGCATCTGCACCGCTCTAATAAAGTAAAATAGTCATTTCTGCAACTATCTAAATATGTCTGTTTAACAGCTTCTTTACACTCTGTAATTGTTACATGTTGCTCACTATCACTTTTATTATGCTGCGTAGTTAATCTGTACTTCATATCTGATACCTCCGTTAAATTCTAATTTAACTACGCAAACCGGAGTTGTCCGGTCTGCTCTGCTTCCATCCTCATGTTCGGTGTTCGTTCCGCAATACACAGTTCTGGCAGATTGGCTCTAACCAATGCTGCTGGTATCGGTGGACACACTGCATTTCCGCATCTTCTGACCTGCTCACTTCTCGGATATGTTTTTCCTTTGTAGTCATGGTCGATTATGTAATCATCCGGGAATCCCTGGCATCCATACAACTCTCTTGGCTCTAACATTCGAAGTCCGATATCTACAATCTGATAATCCACACCCTCTATTGTCACCAATCCAAATCTGTCCTTAGTTGTCACGGTATCAAGTGGTTTTTCAATATCTTGTCCGGTCGCATCTCCATAATATTTAATTAAAAAAGCTCTTACCTCTCCAAAGTGTCCGCCACCTGCATTTGCCGTTACCGTTCCGAGCGGTTCTCTTATGTCCTGCCCAATTCCGGTTTTATAAAATTTACTCAAAAATGATGTAACCAGTCCGTATCTGTTAGAGCTGTCAACTGTCATGATTGGGTCTTCTATAGTTTGTCCTCTTACTCCATCTTTTGAGGTTTCCGAATGGTACTGGATCAACGTAGGACTTATCAGGCAATGCTCATTTTTACTCACAATGGTTGTAAGCGGCTCCCGGACATCTTTGCTCCGGTCTTTTGTAAATCCAGTCTGTCCGATCTGCACCATGTAAGGCTCTACAATCCCATATCCGTGTTTTCCTGTAATGGTTGGCATTGGTTCCCGGATATCGTTCGGTCTACGCTCACCACCATGATTACACTGAATGATAAAAGGCTCTGGATTATCCAGAACGAATTTTTTTAATCCCCTTGCTATCCTGTCCATTGTCTTTTGTGCCAGTGGTCTCACTGCCCGGATTCCGTATTTCTCTTTTATTTCTTCCGAAGTATCAAAGATACTTGGACAGGGCAAGGAAAAATCCAACTGCGTATATGCTCCAACATAAGGTTTTTTCAATCCTGCCTTTACCTCTTCACTGTCTGCCGGTCCGTGCGTTGGCTCTGGCCAGACTATCGACTTGCCGTCACACCGTGCAACCATAAAGAATCGTTTTCGCATGGTCGGCGCACCATAATCGGCTGCGATCAGCTCGCGGAACTCCACTTCATAGCCAAGATCCCGAAGCTGCTGTACAAATCTCTCAAACGTCTTGCCTTGCTTTGCCCTAATCGGATGATGCCGCCTGTTTAACGGTCCCCATGTCTTAAATTCCTCTACATTCTCAAGCATGATAACCTTTGGTCTTACAAGCCCCGCCCATCTTAAGGCTACCCATGCAAGACCTCTGATATTTTTATCTTTTGGTTTTCCACCCTTTGCCTTGCTGAAATGCTTGCAATCTGGGGAAAACCAGGCAAGTCCGACAGGATGCCCTTTACAAGCCTTTACAGGATCCACCGCCCACACATTTTCGCAGTAATGCTCTGTGTTTGGGTGATTAGCTTTGTGCATCTTAATAGCTTCTGGATCATGATTGATTGCAATATCAACACTGTATCCTGTTGCCATTTCTATTCCTGTGGAAGCTCCTCCACCACCTGCGAAGTTGTCCACTATCAATTCTCCGTTAATCATTTTTTTGAAAGGAACCCGGCGCGCCTTTTATCCGGATAGGTTCCGGCTCCTTTCTAATTTTCTTAAACCATTTTTCTGATGTCTTCCACGAGTCCACTGTCGTCTGAATACACATCCTGCAATCTGTTTGCGGCTGCGATTAACAGTTCTTTCATTTCGAAAACAAGCTTTCTTCTATTTGCTCTTGCAACTGCCTTTTCGTCTACGACTTCATCGACAAGCGTGTGCTCCGGAAGCATTTCTTCACAGGCTTCGATAAACACGTTTCTACTCTTATCGTCGAGCCCTATCTCATCCAGACAATTTTTAACAATGTCCTTCGTAAGCTCGACACCAATTGCTTCCTCGTCTGGATCTTCATTCCGATTTTCAACCAAAACGTCATTCAGTAAATTGTGGACTGCATCTGAGGCGGCAAGGTGTCCATCGTCATCATCTCCTATGACATCATTTATGATTTTCTGAAATGTAATCTTCTTTTCTGTTGATGTCTGCTTTTCCTCACAACCAAGTCCAGCGGTCATAAACTCCCGGTGTGGGGTTCTGGTGTCTTTTGTGTAAAACATAACGGAATGGATGTCTGTGCTTCGGTCTGTAAATGCCGGGAAAATAAAGCCTGTATCTGGCATCCCGACAACCCAGTCTCTGATTCGTGATTCGATGCGGTTTTCGTCCTCACGGTAACCAAGCCCCGGCTTTGTCAGATTCACCGGACAGATTGCGCACAGCAGATACTCATAAACCTCCTCGGATTCATCCAGCTTGTCATTGTCTGAAGTTTTGGTCATGACATCATAGGCATCGTGAAAAATTAGGATCAGATAATTTCCAACGTAATCGTAGCTGTCAATGATCATGTCGTAAAAAGTATCAAGCAGATCATCATTTTTCAGTTTGCTTTCGCGCAGTCCCATTAAGAACTGCTGTCTTCCTCCTGTTTCTTCCTCTGCAAGCGGAAATTCCAGTTCTAAAAGGTTGTTGCCAAGTTTTCCTGACAATGTCTTTTTCGCAATGTCAAGATATTTAAAATACTCTGCATCATCCAGATTCAAAAATGTCTCCCCGATTTTTGTGATCTTATTATGGTCAGCGTCTACATAGCAGCCGCACATACGAGTGAATGTACAGGCTTCCTTTTTAAATCTTCTTTTAATTTCTAAAACATCCCTTTTGTTCATAAAATTTAATCCTCACTTTCTTCCTTTTCGTTTTCTTCCTCTTTGATCGTTGCGATTTCTGCGTTTAAATTCCTGCTCATGGTAGATAAAATTTTTACAATCATTTCGCTTTTCGTCTTATTATCAACCTCTCCGGCGGCATTCTTTTTCGCTTCCAGCTTGTCCCGGTATTTATCGTACTGTCTGGAATTGATATATCCAGCTTCGTACCAGCCGAAGATGTCATCATTTGAATAACACTTTTCGCCTTTGATCGTCACGAAAATCTCATTTACCTTTTCACGTTCTTTTTCTGCTTTGGTCTGATATTTATCTCTTAGCTTCTGTATTTCTTTTCTGATTGTCTCCAAGGCTGTTATTTCTACATTGCTCATTTTTACACTCTTTCCGGTTTCTCACACCGTTCAAATTTTATTACCCACACCCACGGATTAGCATTCCATCCGTAGCGGTCAAGGTCGGATTTCTTGATGGTGGAATCCCATACATCAAAAAAACCAAGTGCTGTTGATGTATAATCGAAACATCCCTCTGCTTCTGCATCATCGTCTGTCATATCCTGCAACCGCTCCACCCGTACATCCGTCACCTTCAGCCAGATTCTCGCCGCTTCTTTCGGCATAAATAATGATTGTTTCCACTCTCCATAGTGACTGAACCATTTATGTACAAATGTGTCATAATCTAATCGGTTTATAGAATCTGTATTTCCGTTTGCAAATTGCAACCTCACATCATCTCCGCCTGCTCTGAATCTTATGTCAGCAGTTGCTTCGTATCGGTGTGCTCGCCAACATTGCCATGTTTCCCGAACATACAATATATCGCCCGGCTGATATGGCGGCTTTGCATACTGAATAGAACCACCGTATTCATCAATGCCAAATCCAAAGCATCCTGCCTTTTTCTTTTCTGTACTGTCGGTAACAAAACCGAGTGGGAATTTATGCTTTTCATCCGGCTGTGGCTTTATCGCACGCCTGGTGCAAGTCTTCCTTCCGTCCAGAATTGCCCGAACCATTTCTGTGTTGAATAAAATCGGTTTAATCGCCATCCGCTCCACCTCTCTTTATCTTTCTGCCGCAGTAAGGGCAATACTTATAGCCGTTTTCTTCTGGCGTGCCTTCAAATATCAACTGCCGATTTTCACACCCTGTTACATAAAGGTTTGATTCTAAATCTTCAAGTTTCCACTCGCATGACTGTTCTGTGGCACACTCGCCTTTCACAATCTCGATTGCTCTTTCATATGCACATTCTGCACCTTTATAATAATTTGCTGATGCTCCGCACATTCTTTCAATCGCTTCTGCATTTGCTGATGCGTTTATTTGTCTTACTTCTTCCAACCGCTCTACAACTTTGTCAGTGTCGTAAGCTGTCATCTGACGATTAATCAGGTTTATCCAATCAATTGCGCCAGATTCCTCTGTTATTGTGTTCCTGACATCAGCCATCAGAACATCCGCATCAATCAGTCTTCCCATCGTTCGCCCTCCTGTTCCATGCTTTTATGGCTCTTTTCTTACACTCATCGATATGCTCCATCGTGTCATCCTCTTTGCTCGTTTCTGGGCAAAATCCCTCTGTTCGTGCTCCACATTCGCATGCACACCAAATTGTAAAACCGTAAGATTTTATAACTGCTTTAATTTTTGCTTTTCCACCACAGAACGGGCATGGCTTAAGGCTTTCATTCATTCTTCATCACTCCAATCAATTTTTCTTAAACAATTTGGACATCCATAAGGTTCTTCTACTTGATGCCCACAATCTGGACAATAACCAACATGTTCTTTATGTTTCTGATATCCAAAATAACTATTCGTTACATGCATTGGTTTCTTTGCTGTCTGTTTCTCCATAGCCGCACGGCATTCTTCCGGTGTACCGATTGCCTTGTACTCTTCCCATGCTTCTTTATCCTCATTTGTCAGAATGCAAAAGCCCTCATGCTTTTCCCCTTTGAACACTGTTTCAATAAAATGCTTCATTAACAAGGGGATGTCTACATTTGCATGATAATTTTCCTTCAAATCTTTTTCGATTTTCCGGTATTTCTGGATTTCTTTCAGTGCCTTGATTGCAATATCACAAGCCTTTTCTCCAATAGTGCTTTGATACGCTCCATCTGCTTTCACTGACACCTGCTTGCCAAAATCTTTTAAAACTTCAATTGCTTCATTCTCTGTCATTTCACACCTCCAACAGCTCCGGGTTGTCAATTATGTTGCCGATCACTTCAAAATTCTCTGAATCAAAATCATCCAGTTCCTCGTAGTAATCACAGCCCGGCTCATTCGTACACCATCCGTTTTCATGCCACACGACACGCTTTCTCGTCTCATCTTCTGGAAACTCAACGTCGATATGCCCTGAAAGAATATCATTCTCAAAAATCCGTCTGCCGCTTTTATCATTAAGTCCTGTGCACTGGCAAATAGTTGATGGGTCTATCTCGTAAACAGCTTTTTTACTTGCGAAAACCGGTTTAAAAATAAGCGGTCTTCCTGCAAGTTCATAATAACTACCAGACATCCATTCTCCGTCATCAATGCACTTTCCGCGGAATAAATATCTATCTTCCATCCTTTTCCTCCATTTCTTTCAACTTGGCTTCGGCCTCCTCTTGTGATAAAAACCAGGTTTCCTTGTACATTTTTTCTGGCAGGATTCGGTCTGTAGCATATTCTCGATCCTTATCACACTCCATGTACCATCCTTTTTCTGTAAAAGTAATCAAGGCTACTTTCTGATGATAAACTTTGTTGTTCTCCGGGTGCAGATTTAAAATATTTAATTCACAATTGACTTTGCTAGGAATTATATATACATCTGAGCCAATTCCACACGGCAACCGCAGAAGTAATCCCTGCTCCTCGGCATCCTCATAACGTTTCAGCTTTTCTCTCAAATCTGCCATTGACCACATATTACGGTAGAACAAGGCAATCAGACCACGGACATCTGAAAACGGATCTATCGTTAAATTGTCCAATATTTCCTCGTCAAACTCTGCGTCATCTACTGGCAATTCATCTTTTGTTAATGTGGCCATGAGGTTTCTGGTAAAATCTCGTGCATCCATTTCCATATCGTAATCTCTGTATCTGGCATTGCGCTCATCATCTGCATAGCAGCTATTATGTGCCAGCTCGATCATCGACATGTCAGCCACGCTTTTATTTGTCGTTAATCTCTCCATGCTCTCTCCTATTCTGCTTCTAACTGGAGCCAGTTCAACCATTCACCACAATCCTCACAATCTGGATAGTCGGGATTCGCCCACTGATAATCTTCTTTTACTTCTTTAAGAAGTCCCGCCAGTTCCTCATCCGTCATGCTTCTGATCCGGTCTGCATTGGTATGTGGTGATGTCATAATTTCAAAGCATTCATTTCTCCAAGCTAAAACATTTTCAAGCTTGTATGAGCTGTAGCCGACATTATAATGATTCTCTCCAATTTTCTTGTACTTGATTTCATAATACGGATCTTTATCCATCATTGTTACGATAATTTCTAAGTCTGAAACCTTAATACGTTCACCCTTTGGTTTCTTCGCCATGCTCTTCATACATTCCATCATATTTCTACCTCACTAAATCTAATCCTCATTTATGTAAAACTCATTTCCATGTCTGCTGTACCCAAAGCAAAGGCTTCCATCATCACAAATTAATGCCAGTTCTAAGGCTGATAATTGTGTATTATTTTTAATAACCTTATAAACAGAATGATACATACCCGGTGTACAATTTAAGACAATGTCATAATCATCAAGATTATCAACTTTATATCTTGAAATTCTGTATTTTTCCTTTAATTCTTTATAAATTGTGCTGTTCATGATTGACTTTTCTCTCTCATTTTCAGTAAAGGCATATGCTGGATAAATTCTCTTTTCAATCTCCATACATTATTTTTCTCCTATCTCACTAAATCCGTTATTTTAACAGATACCCCTTTATATTTACCGGTGCGACAATACTCTGCGGTATCAAAAAAACAAATGCATCCATCGTCTTTTTTTTCAAGTGCTATGCTTACACCATTGCTTACCAGTGTATTTTTTAACAACATCAATGCCGCTCCTATCTCCTGCTTGGTTTCATCAGTCATTTCAACTTCACCTTTCTCTTTCTGCCTTTCTTCTCAAACTTGTCGCACATCCCAATCGGGCATCCACGCCTTAATCCGGTCTTTGAATAATATCCACACGTAATCTCTGTGTCTGGCTGTGATTGTATGAATATTTACATTTCCGGCAGTATTTTACGCTTGTCTTTGTCATTTCTCCCATGTTAATAATCCTTATTTCGCCGCTTTTCCTGTTACAATATCCCAATTTTCATCCTCAATAAACTGATTCCGAATAATCTCATCCGTCAGATAGTGTTCCTTACTCTTTGGCTGCTTGCGCCAATAGGAATCAATGTAATAGGCAACCCAATTCATAAATTCCTCAATTTTGGCATTTGAGAAACGGTAAGAATCTTTTAATGTCGGAATTGTCAGATACATTGTAGCTGCCAGTGCGCTTTCGATATTCCGATCTGCGCCAAGCACTGCCCGTCCATTTTTTATATCTGCCATATACAATTTTTTTGACATTGGGATTGATTTTACCCACTTGACCACATCAATTTTCTTTTTACGGCAATACTCCATCATGCTCTCGCTCGTTACCGCTTCGTCATCATCGTCCTGCCAAGATTTCCGACGTTCAACGGTTTTGCTATAAAAATTCGTGATCTGCTTAAACGTCATATCAAACTTGTCATACAAAATGGCTGTAAAAATATATCCCATGTGATTCGCGATATTATCTCCTAACTGACATTTTGCTAATTCCTGCTTATAAACACTCGACGGAATTAGCCTCTGTCTCTGCTGTACGTTATGCATTTGTTCACCTTCCTTGTATTTTTTATTTTATATTTCCACCCGCAATCATCTTTTCAATGATTTCCTCCTGCATCCGCTCTGCGATATGATCCCGGACTGACTCTTCTGGAAATGCAATCTGATATGTCCGCTCCTTGATCCGGTTCGTGATCCGGTCATCGTAGGATAGTTTGTCCAGCGGATCATTACTCGTGAAAATCGTTACCTTCTGGTTTATGTACCGCTCATTGATGATCTGATACATTTTGTCGTTGATCCATGACGCCGGTGCTTCCACACCAAAATCATCAATGATCAAAATATCCGTTGTGGAAAGCGCATCTAAAAGCTGGCTTTCACTGCCTGCTGCATCCCTGCGCCATGTATTCTTAATTTCCTGCAGGATGGTCAGTGATACTGCAAATTTGACTGTGTATCTTTTCATCAGTTCATTAGCAATCCCGGCAGCAATCCTCGTCTTACCGCTTCCCTTTGTCCTCGACCAGATATACAGTCCCATGCCTCTTTCCTTCTGGCTCTCGAAATCATCCAGATAGGTTTTTACTATTTTGCAGGCATCTGACACCATCTTTTTACTTTCCTGCTTCCTGTACACATCCATTCGAAACGATCTCAGATCCATCCCACGGAATGCCTCCGGTATATCTGCGAATCGCAACCGCCTTGACATGACCGCTTTCTCACGGCATTTACACGGTACTGCTATTTCAACTCCGTCTTTTATTTTCAAGATCCACTCCCGACCTTCGCAAATCGGACACACATCAGAATCCCTGGAAGTCTCCGGTGTCTCCGCATTCCTGCATAAGTTCGTTGAGTGATTTTTCATGCGTTCCAGTATCTCTTCCAACTGATCCATCGTTCTCTCCTTTCAGGTACTGCATAAACAAGTTCTCTCGTAAAAAGTTCTCCGGCTTTTTAATATACCGCTCTGCTGTTTTCTCCCGTCTGCATATATCTGCATAATTCTGTGCGGCCAATACCAGATCATCTTCCGGTACACCAGCCAGTACTGCATTGCAGTATTCTGTTTCAACAAGACAACCAGTACACCGTTTCGGATAGACTGCGGCAAACACTCTAAATTTTTCCAAGGGGGATATAGGGGGTGTATTTTGTTTATGTTTATGTCTTTGTTTATTAATAGGTTCACTTTGTGGTTCAAACTGTGGTGCAATTTGCAGTTCACTTTGTGGTTCAAACTGTGGTGCATTTTTACTGTAATTTTGAACCACAAGACTATTTATTTTATATTGTGCTGCAAGATTCCCACCGCGCGATTTCCATTCGATGAACCCATCTGTAGCAAGCTTGTTTCTCGCTCTCTTTAACGCTGATGCATTTAATCCAGACCGAAGTCCAAGGACTGACGAAGCTACCGTAAACGTATCTGGCCACCCTGCTTTATTCGCTATGGACATTAACGCATGCCATAAGGCGATTGCAGTGTTGGGCTGCGGGTTTAGTTCGAGCCTGTCGTAAAATGCTTTTATCTCAGCTAAATAGTTCAAGAAATCACCCCGTTTCCAAGTTCTTAAGTAAGTCTCTTAATTTCATTTTCGCCTGTTCCGGCGTAAGTTCTGTGATTGTGACCTCAATTCTCGGATTATCCTTATCTACAGAAACATCATGATAAAAATGAGGGATGCATCTGCGGTTATCTTCTTGCAGCACCTTTGTTTTTGTGAGACTGTCCTGAATGAACTTTGTTGCGCATGAGAGAATGTTGTCCCCATCTCTCCTGTTGTCTTTTTCAAAACAGTGGTAATAGATCAGTACCGGCTTTTCGATATGTACACCATGGAGCTGCTGTCTGATACACCACATGATGTGATTCTCATTATCATTTTTTACCTTTCCGCCCTTATATGGGTTCGTTCGATTGGCTGCTGTATAATTGTTCAAGCCTTCCAAGCGCCCAGGAACTGTAAATTTATACTCCATCGGCACCGTCCTCCATTCTGATCTGCGCATTACAATCATTAATCTGCTCTGCTAAATATGCCGGAAGAGTGTAACAATCAATAAATTCGTGCGCATCGGCAAGATCTTTACGTTTCAGTGCCTTGTAGCTTTTCATTTTTCCTTCATCATCGTAGATGCCAAACTCACGTTTTAGCTGATTATAGATATCGCTGAACACTTTTTTATGTACTTTGCTATCTCTGTAAGCTTCTGATTTCTTACCACCGAGCATTTCCACCGCCTTACGTCTGACGTGTGCGGAAAGTTCGTCTGATTCTGCTCCGAACAGCGGCATATCATTTTCAATGGAATATACTTTTTGCTCTACGGTTTCAACTTTCTGTTCCAACTCCACAGTTCCCTGTGCCAGCAATGCAATCTGTTCCAAGGCTGTGAGAGGTTTCTTAATTGCATCTTCCAGCTCATGAAAACGATTGATATATTTTGCAGTGAACTCTGTACCTTTCACACCAGTGAGCTTGTGAGCAATAAATTCACAGCCTTTCTTTGTAACCAGATAGCAAGGTCTGCTCTGATTGTTATTATCTTTATATGTACTTTCCTCAAAAAAATCGCCCAGCGCAATCTTGCTCTCGGCAAATTGCTTTGCATATCTTCTGATATCTCTTAATAATTCTTTATGTTCTTTTCCGACCATATCAGCAACTTCTACTGATGTAATTGTTTTCTGTTCTAAATTCAAAACTTCTCCTTTCTCCCGGCACCATGGAAAGCACCGGGAAACCATGGCTTCCAATAATTCGTGATATATTATTTTCTGCATGAATAGGTTTCTTTCTGCCATTTGGCAAGGTGTTTCAACCCTATAAATCCTTTACAACAATTCCATAGACCTTATACATCTCTCTGAACCGGATCACTCCAAGGCTGTGTGCCAGTGTGTGGTGTTCTCTGCACAAACAGATTTTTTTATAACTGGAATCATCTACTTTTGTCCTGTCATTACCCATTCCGATTGCATCCTCATGATGAATCTCTCCATCTTTTCCGCAGATTGCACATTTTTTGTGTAACAGGCAGTAGTAAAGATATCTTCCTATGTCATCTGTACGTTCTATTGCATTGTCAGAAAGCGGTATTCCGTTCTCTAGGGCAAATTCCAGTATCGTGTTGATAAATTCCCTCGCTGTGTCCATAGAACAGTTGGAAAGACTGAAATACGCATCACCGGTACGCATCATATGCTGATACTTCAATATCTCTTTCATTTCTTCTGGAAGATATCCTGTCCAATCTGAAATGTCTCTGATAGTTGCATATGCTTTTTTTCTCTGCTCTGCTGATATGTGCCTGCCATCATCAAACCTGATCTCGGCATTTCTAATTTTCTTTCTTTGGAACATGTCCCCAAGCTTCAGATCTGGAACAGATACAACCAAGTCTGTTCCGTCTTTCTGCTCTCGGTATTGGTTAATCTTTACAAGTGCGTGCATTAGTTATCAACATCCTTTTTTCTGACATCATAAAGAAATACTCTGCGTTTCAACGATTCATTTCTAATGGATAATGCAACGATCTCACCATCTTTAATAATAATTTGTTCAACCTTGAACTTATCGTATGTGCTCCACTTATTATTTTTTTGTATAAGTGCAACATCCTTTGCAGGGATCCATATATATGGTGCAGTGTAAAGTTCTCTTCCAATTCCCCAGTTAAAGCAAGCACGCTTGAAAGAATCCGATGCCTGTCCTTTTTCTTTTTCCGTATATGATTCAGTTCCTACATCCTGCTTCCATACCCAATGATCGCCGTCTTCTGCCGGAAAATTAATACCTACATTGCAAAAGAGATTTCCATTAATTAACTCATGTTTTCTCTGCCATCTCTCTGATCCTACAGATTCGTCCAGAATGCGCATATCACATCTGGCATCTTTATAAAGTAAAAGGCTGCAACCTTTCTCATTTACGGTCGCCACTCTGGCATCAATCTCTTTTTCTGTTAAAGCTCTAAATTCCATTATTTCTCCTCCACAATTCTGCTTGCCCACATGTCAGAAAAATGTAACAACAGATACAACGGCGTTTCTTTACCGGAAATATCATATTTAAACGATCCATACAGTCCATTATGCCAAAGGATAGCCTGCTCTTCTTCCTCTGTAAGCTTGATGAATCTTTCAGCAATCGCAATACTTCTCACTTCATGCGGAATATACAGAAGTTCTTTATTTATCTCATATGGTTTTGCTTCTGACTGTACCAATGGATATTCTCCATTTTCATCCTTTTTACGGCTCTTGATCATATTAGGTACATAGTTTGGTTTTCCATAATCTCCCATCTTTCCAAGATCATGCAGCAAAGCACAAATGATAATGGCATTCTGTGTTTCATCCGGTAAAACTTCCGATCCTTCCGCCAATAAAAATGACATATCCTGCATGATTCCGAGGACATTCCAACTATGTTCTGCTAAACCGCCCTCTTTTGCCAAATGGTTAGAACCCGAACACGGAGCCGCAAAAAATCCATCATTTTTCATGGCTGCAATTAAATCTTTCATTCCATCTCTTTCAGTGGACATAAGTTTTTCCACAATTAAATTTTCAAATTCTTCCATCTTTCTTTTATCCTCTCTTCCTCTGATTCAATATCTGCCAGCTCTTCACGTCTGGCTTGTTTCTCATATAATCTGTGGCGGCGTTCTCTGTCCCTCTCGTACTCTTCGAGCATATCAAGGCTGTCCGGTATGTAATCATTCATATCTGTGAGAAAATCCCTCCCCATCATCGTCTGTGTTGGTAATCAGCTTTCTTGTACCATACACGAATTCACCATGAATACTTCCGTCGGTATGCCATGAGACTTCACCGGCTTCTATGCCTAAATCTTCCAGTGTTCTTTCAAATTCTGCCAGTGCATCCTTGAGTATTCCTAAATCCTTCCATGTCAAACTAGGCGCTGCCATTTAAAAATTCCTCCATTTCCATCTGTCTGAAATCTGTAGATAAAACCATGTATCTGACAGCTTTCTCTTGCTGTTGATTCATGTACTGTTCGTCCCGGCATTCTTCACACATGTTTCCTTCGCCGGGATCTAAACTGCATCCACAGATTCTGCATTTTCTGTAAATCATAAAATCACGCTTTCCAAAAATTTAACTATGTGTTACAATAAACGCAGAAGTACTTTTGTATTTCCACGGTTAAATAGCACCTGTACTCGCCAAAGTTATCAGGGTGCTATTTTTTTGTCCTCAAATTCCCCAAGGAACTCAACATCAGCGTCAAGCTTGTCCTTCCGGCGGATCATGTTAAAGTCTGCTTTCCGCTTTTCTTCCCGGCGTTTCTCAACATCCAAGATCATAACTCCAATAAGTGCAATCACCGCACCGAGTGCCATTTCGATCAGCAGAAAAACATAATACGTTCCATCCGCATCGAGCATTCCACCAAGAAACAGGATTCCAAGCCCTACCGCTATAAAAACTTTTGCTACATTTTTCATGATGCATTATCCTTAACTACAAGCTTAATTCCTTCCTGTCTTTCGTAAATCTCTAACAGAATGTCCATAATCTTGGCTTTCCTCTCTGGTGTAATTTCCATGTCTGCTTTGTTCATAGGAATCTCCTTTCTCATTATTTAACGCTCCCACACATGGCAATCTGCTTGTCAAGTTCCGCCTGTTTCTTTGAGATTGCCATACCATCCGCAACACCGAGAATGTAGTTGAAGCTCACTTTGTCCAGCTGTGATACTGTTTCAGCTAATCTTGCAAGGGCTTCTTTCTGTTTTTCGCTCATCTGCTCACTTCCTTTCTTGTTTTGTACTTTGTACATTATTAATATAGCACTATGTACATATTTTTGTCAATACTATTTTTGTACAAAGTACAATTTTTTTATTTACTTTTTTAACATGTTGTAGTATATTATTAATAGGAGGTGAGAAAATGCAGAACCGATTAAAGCAAATAAGAAAAAAATTAGGTTGCAACCAGAATGAATTTGCAGAAAAACTCGGTATATCAGTTTCCAATATATCTAGCTATGAAGCAGGAAGAAGAAATCCGTCTGATGCTGTTATAAATCTGATATGCGAAAAATTTAGCGTCAATAAGGAATGGCTAGAGACCGGAAACGGCGAAATGTTCATTCAAAAGACCGAGAATGAAAAGATAGCTGAATTTCTTGCAGATGTTCTGAAAGCCGGGGAAGACGACCAGCGGTACAAATTCATAACCGCTATATCAGAACTGGATGAAGACGAATGGAACACAATCCAGAAGATGGCAGAAATGTTTGTGAAGAAGTAAAAAGAAAGACAAGGGCAATGCGCAAACCCTTGTCTTTTTCTTTTATCTTAAAAACCTCTTTATAAATGCATATATAGTTCGGAGATCATCCTCGTCCATGCACTTCTCTATTAATTCTATTATTTTCTCTTTAAACTCTCCCATATCCAATACCACCTTTCTATTTGATACATAAAGTATACGAACGTATGTTCGAAAAGTCAATAACGCATCCATTTGTTTTTATCCTAAACTTTCATTTTGCAAAAAAATGTCATAAAAAAATGACAAAAATGTATTGTTTTATAATCATTTTGCTTTATAATGATGATATCAAAAGAAAGGGGAGTTCAAAATC